AGCCCGTGATGATGCTCATCTGTTCGAGCACTTGCTTGTCAGACCATTGCGCAGGTGCGCCTTGCTTGCCTTTGAGCTGCTTCGGGTCGCGTTCCTCATCGCGCACGAACAACGGATATTCCCAATGCACGACGAACGATGAGAGCGGTGGCAGGTTGCGCAGCGTCGTCTCGACAGTGAAGCAGTCCATGTCTTCGTGCGCAGTCATCGTCAAGATCGAGTCAGGGTCGCGCGAGAACACGCCGCTGCCACCGATGCGATCGATCGATTCTTTTTCAGCTTGGTTGCCCTTCGAGAAGTGCGCTGCCATGGCTACAGCGACGTTCGCCCGCACTGCGATCTTGTCGACTTCATTGAGCATCGTCGCGATGTCTCCGGCTTTGTTCTCGTCGCGGTAGCCGCCGAGCACCTTGTAGACCGGATCGATGATGACGAGCGAGAAATAGCCCGACTTCAACATGAGCGAGAAGCGCTGACGCAGCGCCTCGATCGATTGCGCGTGCCCGCGCAGGTTGAGCACTTTCAGCCAGCCCTCGTCGGGTTTGACACCCTTCTGCGCAGCGAGCGCGATCAAACGCTCGTGGAACGACCAATCTTGCAGTTCCAAATTGATGTAGCAGACGCGCGACTTGTGCGTGTGGAAGCCCCACCAATCAGAGCCAGTCGAGACGCTGAGCGCCAAGTCCATGAGCGTCCACGTCTTCTGGGTCTTGCTGCCACCGCCGACGATGAGCTTGCTGCCGCGGTGCACAATGCGGCGCACGAGCTGAACGGGCACAACGGGCGCTTGCCCATTCAAGAGATGAGAAGCGTCGTCGACACCTGCTTGACGCGCGTCGTCGAAGATTCGCTCGTATTGCCCGGCGAAATTACCCAGCAGGTCGATTGCGTCCTGTTCAGTCACGCCATAAGCAGCTCGCGCAAACGACGCGCCGAAATTGATCATGCGTCTGCGCACGAACTTTTCGAGCACGATGTCGATGAAGTATTCGACGGCAGCTGATGTCGGGACAACGGTGAAAAGACTCGTGATGTAGGGACGCCCACCGACTTCGTCAGACAGCTTCTGGTTGTCGAGGTAATCGCCGAACGTGATGATGTTGATCACTTTCGCCCCGCTGTCGAACATGTCGACGAACGCTTTGAAGATCGTGCGGTGGACAGGGTTGAAAAAGTGATATGCCTCGAAGCGCTTGTGGGCGATCACTGCGAGCGCTTTCTCAGGTTCGCTGAGCATCGAGCCGAGAATGCCTTGCTCGGCTTCGTTGTTGTGCGGCACGTCTTGCTGCGTGTCTGCAGCTGGCGCTTTCTCTTTGCGTCGCGTGAGCGGCTTCTGTTCCTGCCGCGCTGGGGTGATCGCTTGCTTGCTGTCGTTTAGTCTCTGGCGCGAGGCGAGAAGTTTGGCGCGGAACTCGTCATCGTTCTCTGGCACGAGATTCGCTTTGGGTTATTCAACAACCCTCAGGTCTGCAGCCAAGCGGTTTGTCACGAGAGCATGATCGACCATGCGCCCGCACTTAACTGCAGAACAGAAGATTGCGAAGACAAACATGACAAAAACGATCTTTCATCGTCGCGCACTGGCATCAAGTAGCGCAAGCGATTTTTTCAAAAATCTTTTCCACTACTATCCACAACTTGTTCACAGGTCGAGTGACAGTTGGTCTGGCAGCTTTCCACGATGTATGTGATGAGCTTTTCCTTCGCGTCGTGGTCGTGGCTTCGCGAGCTTATGCACACGCGCCCAATCCTCGTCGACGTAGATTTCTGGCGGCTCAGCGATTTTCTCTTCGATGCCGTAAGGCTGCAACCAGAACCACTGGTCGAGCGCCCGCGAGTAACCGACGAACATGATGCTGCCGCCGAACTTGCCGCTCACGGTGAACTCAGGTTGCTCGATCGTGCGCGTCTCGACCCAGATTTTCACGGCGTCGCATCGATGTCAGCGCGCGTTTCAGGATCGAGGGCTTGAGGCTGCTGCTGTATTCGAAAAGGATGCTTCTCCATTATGCTTTCGACGCAGCGCGCAATCGAGAGCGATCAATGCTTGGCGGCACTGATTCAGCTCATAGCCAGCGAGCAGGCGCTCACGGTCAGTCATTTCAACCGTGTCGACGGTGACGGTCAATTCTTCGAACTGCTTACGAATTTCGATCAACGTTGATGTCATGCTCATTGTCCGTTTGGCAACCAATGACCAGATTTACGCCGCGGTCCGGCTTTATCAGTCGCTTCGAGCCAGCGGTAGAGTTCTTCTGGCTCTGTGCATGTGAGAATTTTGCTGAATGCGCCGTCTTTCACCTGATAGATTTTCTGCTCGCTGGCGAAACCAATGCGCTTCGGGTTCGCCTCGACGGCGCCGCTGATGGCAAAAACACCGCTGTCGTCATGCAATCGAAACTGCTTGCGTCCAAGCTCGATCAACGCAGCGAGCAAAACCAAGACCGTGCGCTGGCACTCGCCCATCCGTTGACCGATCTGTTTGTGCTCGATGATGCGCAGCAATCTCATGGCGCGCACGAGAACGTAGAGATCAACGTCGCCACAAGCGATACGTGCAGGTCCTTCACGCCAGACGACTTGTCCGAAACCGGACGCGGATTCAAAACCTGATCTGTGCAGCAGGTGAATCAGCAGCTCACCGCACTTCGGACAGAATTGATGACCGCATTTGTTCATTTGTGGGGACCGCTCGCTGCCCAGACCCAGACGGCGATGACGAGCAACCAGAACACGACGCCAAGACCGATTGCCTTCAAGATGAACCATGACGCGATCATTTTCGTAGCGATGCGATGTAAAGCTGCAGCTCGACGATATCCGAGCGCGTGCTGATGTCCAGCAGTTCTTGCTCGCTCGGTTCGCGCAGACGCAGCTGCTCGTCAAAAATCATGATCTTGCCGCAGTTGACGCAGATCGAGATCATTCCGGGTGTTGGTTTGTGGTCACCGACGGTGCAGCACGCCTCGTCGAACGGGTGCCTGCACCTGCTGCAGCGCTGCTGCGGTATGACGTAGTCAGGGCCCATGCTGCTCATCGATTTCAATGGCTTCCTCGGGCGGCTCCGGCTTGGCGCTTGTTCGGTTGCGCAGCATCCAATCGTCCATGCGCTCGATGATCGAAAAAGTTTCGATGCAGTGTTTTTTGGCGTGCTCGCTTTGAGCGTAGCGAGCTGCCCAGCGCTTCAGGCACGGTCGGGCAAGCTCCATGATCGTGCGCGCTTCGGCGAACACGATCTCGTCGATTTTCGGTGCCGCCCGCACTCGTGCGCGAAAGCGGGCGCGGCACACGTAACTGCAAAAGGTAGCGTTGTGCGTCTTGGCTTCGAACACAGTTTGGCACTGTCGACACGGGCGCATTCCATAACTCGGTCGTCCTCGTCTCATGGCTCGTTGCGCTCAAGCAAGAGTCGCTGTGCTGAACCAAGCTCGATCATCGCCACTTGCACGGACGGATGTGATCGGAACTCGCTCATAATCTCGTGAAAATACTCGCGCCGATGCTTGAATCTGAGGTGGATTTGCATCGCACCGCCTTTCGGTATCCGCCGATCGCAATATTTGCATGACTCGCGCTTCATTCTGTCAAAAGCCCGGCAAAGCGTTTCTCGCGGATCGACTCGTAAAGCGTGACACCTTTGGCATCCTGCACATACGGCAGAAACACCTGTTCGATCGTGACCATGCCTGTCTCGATGAGCGCGAGCTGCGCTTCGACCCAGTCTTTCAGGATGCGCCACGCAACGCGGGTCGCCTGCGCCCGAGCCTCTTTTTTCATGCTCACGCGCTGCTTTTTCAAGACGAGTTCGACGGCTTCGATGCGCGCTGGCAGCTCAAACGCGAGGTCGCCAAACTCAGTCGAGATGCGGAACGACAACCCGACAAGCTCGCGCGTGCTGCGCTCATATTCGTGCAGGATTTGGAACGCCCCGGCGTTCGCCAGCTTTGCCTGAATCTCGCTGACGGTCTTCTCAGGAGCGATGCTGGTTGTGTAGTTTAGCAGTTTTGGCATCTTTGCGTCCTTCGAGCGCGTGCATCAGCTCGCGGTTCACGATCTGCACTTTTTGCTTCAGTTGGAACAGCTCAAGGTTCTCGTCGCGCAGCCGCTTGATCTCGGCGTTCGCCTTCTCGAACTCGGCCCCGTAGAGTTTGATGATGTGCTCGACAACCTCGCGATCGGTCATTGTGGCACGGGCTTCGGCGATTTCGAGTTCGAGCTGCTCGGCGTTCTTCATTTTTTTCTCCACTTGGCAGAGTCATTGCACGTCGCGAAATGCGAGATGAAAAACTGCGTGTTGTTCATCGCAGCGCGCTCGTCGGGCGATTTGTAGACCGCGAGCGGTTCAAGGTATTCACGTCTTTCGAGCAGAAGGTTTCCGCCGGCAGTCGGTTTTGCGTCGAGCGGGATGCGACGGCCTTTTTCAGTTCGCGCCCAGATGATCGGCGCCTTGCATGAACGGCATTGATCTTGTTTCATTTTCGTAGGATTCTTGGCTCGCGGTCTTCGTGTTGAATGACTGACGCGAGCACTTTATCGATCTTCGTGCGTGCCTGTTTCCACGTGAGTTTCTTGCGGTCACGGTAGCGCCCTTCGATCTGTTCAAGCGAGATCGTGCAGCTGTCGAGAACGTCTTCGCGCGAGGCGACATTCGCGAGCGCCAGCATGGCGATTGCACGGCGAACGTTCGTGATTGTGCGCACGCTCCAATCTTTGCCGAGCACGAACTTCTCGAAACCGCCAGCGCGAATGCGGCGCCGCGCTTCGTCACGGGCAGGGAACGCGACGAGATCGGCGAGCCTGCACGCTTCGATCACCTCTTCGAGCTGCTCGTCGTTGCAACCGGCGACCCGTTTTGCGATCCACGCTTCGCGCGCAGCTTTGCTCAGCTCAGTCTCGCTCTTGTAAGCGCCGACAGGCAGCGTCACGGCGGCACGAAACGCAGGGCACATCAACTTTGCGCGGCAATAGCGGCACTGCTCTTCGCCAGCGACGAGCGGCGCGTCCTTGCGTTCTGTCGCATCGATGATCTCCGTGATCTGCTCGCGGCTGCGGTCGATGTCAGCTTTCTCGTAGTGCGCCATCGTGATGCGCTCGCTCGGGTAAAAGAGCCGAGGCTGCAGCAGCGCGACGTAGATGTGCTCGACATCGAAATTGTCCTTCGAGATCACGGCGTAACCGCGCAGCTGCAGGTTCAGCTCGGCTCGCTCGATTTGAGCGAACCCACTTTTCAAGTCGCCGACGAGAGCACTCTTGCGCTGCGGCCAGACGTAGACGCGATCTGGCGTGCCGCTGAGCCTGTGCGTGCCCATTTTCGTCCACAGGTTTTGTTCTACATAGAACTCGTGCTCTGTCTCGAATGCGAGCTTGTTTAACACATCGCTCATGAGCCGATCGCTCAGTTCAAGCAGGTCTTGCTCGTCTTGCTTCAAAAACTCGCGCACGAAGTTTGGATTTGCCCAGTAACTGTGAAACAGACGACCACTGCGCGCGTCGACCGAATCGTCGTCGGGCAGTCCGGCTTCCATGCGTGCGCTGCCCGGACACAGCTCGCGTCGACGCAGGTTCGACGGCGTCGTGATCGCTCGCGCGACGGTTACAACAGTTTTGTCCATGTGCCCTCCAGTTTCTGCCAGAATTGAAACTCGAACTCAGGCCACTCAGCCCGGCAGCCTTTGAAACGTGCGATCGCTTGCTGCGCGTAAAGTATGCGTGCGCCTTTGACCTCGATGCAGCGAAAATGCCCGACGCGCTGCTTGTTCACTTCGATGCCAGTTGCGACGACGACGAGAAAGTCAGGTTTGTAGCGCATACCGCCGCCCCAGCGCAGGGTGACACCTTCAAAGACCCAGCGCACGATCTCGCCTTTCGTCTTCTGCGCTTCGAGAATGAACGAAAACTCGCGCTCAGTCGCGTTCATCTCGCGAGCGGTGCGCAATTTTTTCGTTTTTTTCGTTGGCGCTTTCGATGACGCTGGGCTTTGCACTTCGACGAGCGGCGGAAACCCATGCTTTTTTTGATGCGCATCAGCTTGTTCGAGTGACATCTGAAGCCCTTTTCTTTTTGTCACGCTTTTCTACTTGCGCACTTTGTGTAACCGTGTCAAGCTCGCTTTCGATGAAAAGCAATCTACGCAAAAAAAGTCCTACTCGAACAGTCAAGGTCAGCGACGTGCTACATCACCGCATTCGCGTGCTCTCAGTGCAGAAGCGCATTCCACTGCAAGAGTTCGTCGAGTCCATGTTGACGGTAGGCTTGCGCGATAAAATCTACGAGAAATTCGTCGAAGATGAGAGCGCGAAGCCCGCGACACCTGTGCCAGCAGCTGCGGTCGCTCAATGAGAAGCGACGCTGAGATCAATCGCGAAATCAAGGCGCTCAAGAAAGCGCTGACGAAAGACCGCTGGAACAGCGAAGCTCGCACCTCGATCGAAGAAAGCGTGCGCGTGCTCGAACAGCGCATGAGCGAGAAGCAAATCGAGGACCAATTTTACGTCGACGAGACGACGCCCGACTACGAAGAGGGCGACAACGATCTCTACAACGCACTGCTGCTCATCCATTATTGGATGATCGGCAGCGAAGGCTACGAAGCACCGAGCAAAGGTCTGTAGCCGCATGCGAAAACTTTTTCTGTTTTTGCACTTGCGCACTTGAATCTTTTGTTGTTCAGTCGATTTTACACAAAATATGAAAATGAAATCTCATGAGTAAAAACGACCAACAACTGGAAACGAAAAAAGAACAACCATTGGCACGACCGCTCAACGTGCTCGTGCCGCTGATCAAAGAGCATCTCGCAGAACGCAAGCGACTGCGCGACGATTCAAGCCTTTGGATTGAGATCAAGATCGGCAACGAACTGCTCGAATCAAAGTCGCAGCTCAAACACGGCTATTGGAGCAGCTGGCTCGAAAAGAACTTTCACCTGAGTCAATCCACCGCGCAAGCATGGATGAAAGCAGCGCGCAAAAACTCAGCGGGCGCAGTTTTTCGAACGATCTCAGAGGCATCTGGCGATCGCAGACCTCATCACGAAGCTCCGTGGAGCACCTATGTCAAAGAGACAGCGCGCGAGACGCGCGAGCAGATGAGGCAATTCGAGCTTGATGAGCATCACCGCGAGAAAGAGCGCGAAGCTGAGCACACGCTCGCCAACCGTTTGATCGACATCGGCTACAAGGTGCTCTCGAAAGAACTGCATCCTGACAAGCTCGGCGGTTCAAACGAAGCAATGACGCGTCTCAATGTCGTGCGCGACAGACTCAGGAGGGCAGCATGAAACAACGCAACGGACAAATCATTAAGCTCGACGCGGGCGACCTGATCAATCGCAACGGCAAGCTGCGCAAAGCTGATCGCAACGCTCTCACATACTATGTCGTCGAGTTCACGACAGAAATGCTAATGCGTGCGAAAAACAGCGTGACGCCGAAAGAGATCGCGCAGATGCAGTTCGGTTTCGCGAACGAAGAAAACGAAGCGACTGTGCGCTACCACGGTTGGCGCTCATATCGCGCAGCGCAAGACAAGAATGTGCCTGTTTATCCTGCTTACAGTGACGCACGGGGCGGCAGGATCGAGTGCTACAAGATATTCAAGGGCGACGCCTACGACAGAGCGAAGCTGCCGAAATACCTTGAACGCTGCAAGAACAAGGCATTGGATGCAGCAATGCGCTGGCGCTTGATTCAGAAACTGTTCTTGAAACACGCATGAAATTTTCGCAACCTGAACTCCCGTTTCACGGCAAAAACATGCGACGCTGCACAGGGCCGCGACATCCAGAAGGCAAATGGTTGCCGATTGATTCGTTCGCCCCGCGTTCGAAATGGTGTCGCGGTTGCATGCACGATTACGATAAACGGCGCGGCTCTTTGCGCGGGCCACCGCGCGGACTCAAAACTCAAACTCAAGTCACATCATGACACTAACGAGAAAATCCAAATCGAACGGTGCGGCGACCGAATTGCCGCACATGAAAGGCAAAGGCGTCGAGCGCATAGCGATCAGACAGATCGACGTGTGCATCGACGATTACGTTGAAGCTCGCGACACGCGCATGGCTCACACGACGAGAGAAGTCGCTGCGAAACGTGCGCTGATCGATGCACTCAATGAACACGCTGACAAGCTCAGCAAAGACAAAACGGGTGCGATCACCTATCATTATGGCGACATGGTGGCCACGCTCAAACATGGCAAGGAAGCGCTCAAAGTGCGCGCGGTGCACGTCGACAACCAAAATGGCGACTGAAGGGCAAATCGTGCCGCAGTTCAAGTGTGAGCAATGCTTGAAGCAGTTTCCAACTGCCAGCGGGTTGAAGGCACATGTGAAGCGCATTCATTGCTCTCCAGAGGAGCGTGAAAGACTGCTTGAAAGACAGCGCCAGAATCAAAGACGGCGAGCCAAAAGATTGCGCAGTGAAGGTAAGGACAGTCGCGGCCTACCGCTTCCTCTCGGCTGGCAACCGAAGGTATCAGTAACACGCCGTCGAGCAGCAGACGGGCTTTTGCCACAAGTGCTGCAAACGATCGTCGATTTAATCATCAAACACCACCACAATCATGAAAACTGAAGAAAAAACTGAAGCGAAAACTGAAACCAAACTTGAGATCGTCGAGTTCGTGCCGTTCGGCACAAAAGACAAAGTGCGGCTTTCGATCGAGATCGTGAAACGTCTCATCGCAGTCAAAACACGCAGCGGCAAGAATTGCAGCGACGAGGACGCGATTCGCTTCATGATGATGTGCCAAGCACGCAAGTTGAATCCATTCGAAGGCGACGCGTTCTTGATCGGCTACGATTCGCAGACTGGCATTCCATCGTTCTCGCTGATCACTGCGCATCAAGCGTTCTTGAAACGCGCCGAGCTGCACCCTGAGTTCGATGGGATGGAAAGCGGCACGATCGTATTGCGCGACTCAAACATCACTGAGCTGCTCGGCGATTGGCACATGCCGAACGACAAGATTTTGGGCGGTTGGGCGACCGTCTATTTCAAAGGTCGCTCGCACCCGATGAAAAAGCGCTTGCGACTTGAACGTTTCAACAAAAACTACGGTATCTGGAAAGACGACCCAGCCGGGATGATCGTCAAGTGCGCTGAAGCTGACGCGCTGCGCAGCTCGTTCCCGACGATGCTTGGCGGCATGTATACCGCAGAAGAATCGAACGTCATCACGGCCCAGTTAGGTGAGATCGCGAAACCTGTCTTTGCAGAAGAACCGCCGACGAAGAACGAGAAAAAGGACGCAGTCGAGGCGACAGTTGTCGAGACTCAACCTGAGCCGAAGAAAGCTGAGCCTGAGCCAAAAGCGGCTGAACCGGCGAAAAAAAAAGAATCGTCAGAATCCCCGGCCTCAAGTTCCCGATCGACCTTAACGCGACGCGCGAAAACGACCAAAGCCCCTTCGGCCCCTATTGAACGCACCGCCTATCAGCGTCTCGCTGACATGCTGAAAATCGGCAACTGCACGCCGCAAGATTTCGTGAGCGCTGCGCTTGACGAAGGTTGGATTGAAGCCTCTGAAGGCACGTTCGAGAAGATACCAGAAGAAAAGGTCGCGAGGTTCCTGCAACCGGACAACTGGAATGTCGTCATGGAAGTGCTCGACGAGCGCAGGGCGAAGCGGAACACCCCTGCTGTCGACAAAGATCGTCTGCTGTAGCACGCTTCCCGACGCACCCAGAGCGCTCAGGAATCGTTGGACAACGCATCCGAATGGTGATATAGTCGCGAAACATGGCCAAGACGACTGATGACGTTGCCAAGTCACGCGACCGACGCGATGCAATCGTCAAGCACTTTGGGTTCATTCCCGAATCGATCTTGAAGCACGACCCGAGCGACCGCGCGATCGATCTGCTCGTCGACGAACACGGGCGCGATTACGCGTCAACATTCCACCAGCCTGAAAACGTCGCGCGCGAGTTCGGCAAAGTCACAGCTGAAGAAAGAAACAAGCAGACCTACTACTTGAGCGGCGCCGGGGCGCGCTGGGGTGCGCTCAGTCGCTTCCCGCAGAAGGTCGGGCGCGCTCTGCTGCGGCTTTACACTGACCGCGGCATGACTGTCGTCGACCCGTTTGCCGGGCACAATTCGCGCATGCAGCTTTGCTACTGTTCTGGTCGCAATTACATCGGCTGCGACATTTCGCACGCTTTCATGGAAGCGAACTTCAAGCTGCGCGAGATGCTGCTTGGCGGCAACGCTGAACAGCTTGAAGGCATGTCGTCATTGAACAAGGCGACGATCGAGCTGCACGAAGTTGACTCGCGCCTGATGAATCATTGCGACAAGTGTGTGAAAGACGGCCGAAGGATCGAAGGCAGCGACTGCAAACATCCAGTGAAAAGCAACGTTGGCGATTTCACGATCACGTCGCCACCATACTGGGACCTCGAATACTACGGCGACGAAATGGGCCAGCTCGGCAAGGACAACGATTATCCTGAGTTCCTGCGTCGACTTGGTGACGTTGCAAAACAAAACTTCCGCTGCCTGAAGTCAGGCGCATTCTGCGTCTGGTGCATCAATGATTTTCGCAAGGACGGCAAGTTTTACGCCTACCACATTCACACTGCGCAGCTGCTGCGCGACGCTGGCTTCAAGCAGCACGACTGCGCGATCATCGACCTCGGTGGCTCGTTCGGGCAAGCGTTCGCATCGCAGATCATCGACAACAAAATCTTGCCGAAGCGTCACGAATACGCACTGATCTTCGTCAAGCCGTGAGAACTTGCGAATTTTCTTTCACTCGCCGGTCTAGGCAAATTAGATGCCCAGAAATTGCGTTCTACAAGTGGACACTTCGTGGCCTTTGTGTGCAAAAAACATGGCGAGGCGCTTGCAGGAAATTTTCGCGACGAGCTGCAGCGCATTTGGAAAAGCAAGCCGTGACTTGACTCAAATCAGATGGATGAGCGAGTTCAGATTGCCAAGTTGTTCAGGCGGCGGTGAACACTTGAGCGGGTCAGGACCGCCGCTATTGAATTTGGTGTTTTGCACGAAGCTCATGGCGTTCGCCCAAATGTCCTGCGCGTTGCCGTAGTAAAGCACATACAGATCGTTGCCGACGCCGACTGTGACGACTGAGTTGGTATTGCAACTGATTGCAGTGTCGCAGACACCAATGAGGATACAGCCACCGTTGCAGTTCGCACCGCCCCAGCATTGGATGCCACTGGCGCAATGGTTGATATACAAAATGTTGCCAGTGTCGGCAGAGTTCAGAGCAGCCATCGCACCGCCGCCACCGCCCGGGTTGAAGCCTGCATTGCAAGCGTTGATGTAGGTTTTCTCGCGCACCCACAACGCGCCGCCTGATCGTGCAGTGAAACCGAAGTCCCAATCTGTGATGACGGACTCACCGGCTACCAGCTGCAACGAGCCGCCAGTAGTGATGCCGCGGCGATTCGTGCCGCCTGCCATGCCGATCACCATGATGTTCTGGATGCCTGCATCCGCGCCACCGATGCCATAAGCGCCCTTGTGAAAACAGACGCTGTCGATCATTCCGAGTCCATTCGGATAGCTCAAATTATTCTGAGTGCTGGTCTGCGTGTTGCATTCGAGAATTGTCGGATACCGACAAAGCCGTGGCCCAGCGGCAACGACGGTAGTGAATGGATTGCTGAGTGCCCGGGCACCGCGGTAAAGTGTCGAACAGGTGATGACGTTGGCTGAGATCGCCGTGATTCTGCAACCGCCGGAGTAACCGGACGCATCCGCAAGGTAGACAATCATGCCGTTCTGCAGCGCGGCTCCTGGATTGGCTGCAAGCGTCACCTGTTTTGATGTGGGCGAGATATAACTGATTTGCGAGACCGGATACTCTTCGCGAGGCCAGCCGAGCAGCTGAATCTGCTTCGCGTCAGGATGGAAAAAGGTTATCGGCGGCGAAACATAGGTGCCTTTCCAGACGTTGATGCGAGCAAGACGCGACGACGGGATGCGCCATTGCGTCAGATAATCATGCGCCTCTTGCACGCTTGGGAACCCGACATCGGGATTCGGACAGTTGGGATGCGTCGCTGGAACATAAACGTCGAGATCGACGAGAAGTTGTTTCACGCCGATGGTGATGAAATCATGGCTGTCGTCCTCGACGATTGAAACACCGGCGCCTTCCTTGACTCGTTTGAACGAAAGCAAATTCGCAACTGCTTGCTTGAACCAACCGGGGCCGACTGTCTCAGCGCCGACGTTCTCGCCAGTCACGGCTTCGGTTGGACCGATCTCGACGACGAGCTGATCTGTCGGGATGCGGTCAATGACGAGCTTGATCTTGAACGCCTGCACGCTAGGGCTGGCAGGATCAATCGTGTCCGGCGGATCGGCGAACACGTTCGCGACTGAGTATAAGCGATCTGCTTCGGCGCCGATGTGCGCCATGACACCAACTTCGCGCAACTGGAATGCGCTCGGCGCAGCAGTGCTCAAGAACGAACCTTCAACCAGCATGATGCCGTTGCCGTAATCGTTCTTGGTCGTGATGTTCACGTCCATCACATACTGCACGAGCTGCGTCAGCGGAAAGAGATCGCTCGGCTGCGTTGCCACGCCACTGCCGAGGACGATTTTCGCGATGTGAAGTGTCTCTGCGTTCTGCGCTCGACCAAGCATCGAGCGACCGGCGTCTGTAAATTCATGTTTTGCCAAGCTCATGGGTAATCTGGTGCCTCACTTTCTCTGTAGATGAAACGCAGTGTCATTCCTGCCCAACCAATATCGCACTCTGAGACGCGCGAATAGAAAATTCCTTCACACCACCTACTGACAGGCTTGTAGCGATCGATCAGCGCAAGCACGGCGTTCTCTTGATCAGGCGGTATGACAGCTTGATCGACCATGATGCGAAAGCGGTATCGATCATGCCACTTCGGATCGGGCTGGCCCGGCGGCCAGTCGCCGGAAGGAGTTACAAACGACACATCAGCGAAGAACGTTGCAAGCGGTGTATCTGACGCTGGAAAGCCGCCCATGGCGGATCCCCAACACGCTGACGTAACGATAGCCAATTCCGCAGACTCGGATACGCTGGCGGTGTTTGTCCGTCCGTAAGTATCACCATTGGGTTGTTCGTAGGATGCAACGAAAATATCGCCTGCAACCGCATCGAGCGGTGGCGTAAGAGGTAATTCTATCCATCCAGTCTGCGATATGTTTTCCACCGATGGTTGTGATGTAGCGACGAGAGTGTGCGCCGGTTCTCTCCACAACTTCATCACTCGCGAAGTCGTGCTCGATGGTGTTAGACGGTAGAATCGGAGCGCGGTGATTTTTCCATCTACGACACACTGTAAGCGTATGCCGAGGACGATGCCAGTGGAGTAAGTTGGCGTGGCGGGTGACTGACTCGCTACCGCGTGCGCTGTTGAGGCCCCACCACGATACTGAAACCACTCTTCGAGCGTCGCGCCACCGGGCCAAAACGTGTGCATCACTTCCTCGACGAGCGCGCGTGTGCCTTTGCGCTTATGCCAGATGATCGACTGCTGCACGAGGTTCTTGCGGAACTCCAAGTCGCGAGTCGGATCGTAACCGTCGACGTTGAATTGCCACGCGAGAATATCGACGAGCTTCGGGTCTCTCAGGCCCATGATATTCGGGATGAAACACACCTGACCTGTCTCGTCGATGATCTCATACATCTGATAATCGAACGACTCGCACGCAGCCTGCACTTGGCTGTCGTAAGCGATGCTCGGCGTGCAAAGCTCAAGCAACTTACCTGTGCGCAGACTTGTGCTCATGGTTCTTCGACGCCGCCGTAGGTCACGACCGGAGCGATCGCTTCATCGTGACAGGCGAGCTGGTTGTATTGCATGAGCTGGAACAACGGCGTTGGCGACGTTATGGCGACGCGCTTCGCACCACCTTCGAGACAACGACGAATGAGTTCATCGCAGTTGAGGTCGCGCCCGACATACGATCGCTGCCAGAGAATCCAATCACTGACTGCGTGATTGACAGCAGTTGAGATTGAACTCTGCACGACCTCGTTGTCCTTGCTGATGTAGTAGGTCATGTCGAGCGTGTAGGTGAACGGGTTCGGCGCAAAGACCGTGACGTAATCGGTGAGCGGGCGAACAGTGTCGGCGCTGCATTTTGCGAGCACGAGATCGAGAATCGATTGGCTCGGAATCTGCCCGCCTTTCAACAGCGGATAAATCCAGACCTCGCCTGCGATCTCGGGAGCACTGTGGACGACAACTTGGCTGATGTCGGGATGCGCCGAGAGCGCCCAGAACTCATAGGCAGCGCGAGGGCCGCACGTCGAATAGGATTCAATCGCCAGCCAGACGCGGTAGCGATATTGATTGTCAGTTTCTTCGTCACTGCCGCCTGCAGTCGTGTCGGTGTTGCTCACCTCCATCGCAAACTGCTGGTTCCAGTTGATGATCGTGTTGACTTGACCGGGCACGAAGCCGTTGCCGACAGCACCTGCGTCGAGCGCCTGCGCTGAGACATCGCAAAAGAACTCACCTGTCTTGATCACGCCGGCCGTGAGCGTTTGAAAGATGATGCCGTTCGGCGCTTGGCACTGTGTCCCATAAGGAATTGATGCGTCGAACGCGAGCGGGTGTTCCAACGTAAAGCGAAGCGTGCAACTTGCTGCCGACGCAGGCAATCGCAACGCACGTTGCCCATGCAGCGCAGCGAGGTTGTCGAGATAATCGCCGCGAGCGTATTTGAGCAGGTTGTTCTTGCCCGTGAAATCGATCAGCGTGCGCTGATGACTGAGCCAGTGACAGACGACGAGCAGATGCAAGCGCACAGGATCACCCGGTGCGAGCGACTTGGCGATGCCTGTCAGCAGCTTGAACGCGGCTTCGTAATCGTTGATGACTTCGTGTTGGATGACTGTCGGGTCTTTGACTGCAAAATCGATCGAGGGCACGTAGTCGAGACCATATTCGGGCGCGCCAGGTGCGCTCGCAGCTTGACCATTGGCGCCGTTTGGAACAACGATGACGCCACCGTTGCCGTTTCCGCCTTGAATGATTTGTGCCATTATCCTGCTCCCTCCAATTTGTATTTCTTACCGTCGACGACAGCTGGAATACCGGGCCAAAACTCGTAGAGGTAAACACGTCGCGTGTCGCCGCTGTTGTGAGTGATTTTTGGATTGACGATTTTCGCTACGCAATAGGCAGCTTCGCCGGTCTTGTCGTCCGGCCCGATCTCGCCTACCACGGCAGGGCTCCATTTCGCTGTCGTCAGATTCGTGATGCGTCCTTGGCAGCCCATGAGGATCGGCTCAATCATCGAGCGCACCTGCGGCGGACTGACGAGATATTTGTCCTCGTCAGCGTTAAGGTATTTGCCGCCGTTGTAATAAGCAGTCTGCGACTGATGATGCGGATCATCGTAGTCAGGGCCAGTGCCGTCGTTGCAGATGTCGAGATCGCTGATGAACGCGATGTAGCGAAAGTCGCCTGCGCCAGCGATCAATACTTGGTCGATCACGAGCAGCGGTTGCATGATTGCGGTGTGCGTTTTCATTCTTTTGGTGCTCCGTTGTTTCTTGTCGCGAAATATGCGGCTAACGATGAGGCGAGGCCGCCAGCAATAGCAAGCAGTATTTCACCGCCGCCTTCAGTGAACGACCTGTTGCGCCAAGCTGCTCCAGCGATAGCGAGTAATCCCCACCCAACCAATCCGGCTGCGATGACGATGGCGACTCGATCTTTTGATGTCATAATTCGAAAACGTCGAGGCAAAGACCAGCCATTCCGGCTGCCCAAGCTGCATTGCCAGCACAGTAAAACACATCGAACCAATACGCGGTGCCTTTGACTAAGCCGCTGAGAATCATCCCGTTTAAGCTGAACATCGTGTAAGCGTTCGCTGGCTGACCGACATTCGCGCTGAAAGCCTGATTACTCATCAGCGTCCCGATTGCCGCTGCTCCGGCTAGCGGCGGGGTTCCCGTGCCGTAGTTGAGTTGGGCAAGTCCGAAGCCACTGGCTGTGTTGCAATACATACGACCTGATACTATCGCAAACACGCGACCGCTTCCTCTAATCGTTAAAGCCTGACGAAACCCTGCAGCCTTGAGAGCCGTTCCAGTGACGAGCGGATAGGTTGCCCCCGGATTTGAGTGAATGGCATTCGCGGCGACCCACTCAGTGTCATTTGCTGTGGCGCTTTTCTTTTGCAGCTTGTCACCGCTCGCGCCCCCAGCAGCGACACCTGCGCCAGTTGGCCCTGTCGGTCCTGTCGGTCCTGCTGGCCCTTGCGGACCTTGATTTCCCTGCGGACCTTGTGCGCCGGTATTTCCTGCCGGACCTGGATCACCCTTCGGCCCTTGCGCACCAGTTGAGCCTGGCGGGCCAGTTGCACCTTGCGCACCTGTCTGACCTGTGTCGCCTTTTGGCCCTTTGATGTTGCCCTTGGGTGCCCAGCCAGGAGCTTTCGTCGACGGTGTCTCAGCTGATTCGTCGTCAGGCATTATGCTGCTCCTTCACCCATCACTTTGCGCCAACCTTTCGTCGTGCTGTATTGAAAGATGTCGCCGCTCGTCGAGTTGAGCCACATGTCGCCAGTGATCTCTTGCCCCATCGCGACACCCGGATCGTTCGGTTGCACGACCCATGTCGCACCGCGAGTGCCTGCTGGCCCAGTCGCACCTGTCGGTCCTTGCGGTCCCGCGGGGCCTGGATCGCCAGCCGCGCCAGGTGGGCCAGTTGCTCCCGCTGGTCCCGTATCACCGGGTGGCCCTGCAGCGCCTGTCGGTCCGGGTGGCCCTTTGATGTTACCTGCTGGCGTCCATCCGGGCGCTCGCGGTGTTCGTTGTTGTGGTGCTGGTTTAGGTTGATCTGCCATTGAATATTACCCTCCAAGTTGTGCCGTCATACTGAAAGATCGCTGCTGTTGTCGTGTTCAAATACATGTCATTGATGAGTGCGCCCGCAACGCTGACAGGATCAGTCGTGCCCGTGAACCACAGACTGCCGCGCGTGCCAGCAGGGCCAGTCGCCCCGGGCGGGCCTTGCGGGCCTTCAGGTCCGGGTGGACCTTGAATGATCATGCCCGGTGGCGCTTCATCTGTCGGTTTCGACGGCGGCAGAGCAGGCGGCACTATCGGCTCCTCAGTGTAGATCGTGATCTTGTCGTATTGCGTGCTCGTCCCCCAGATCACGTTCTTCACTTTCAATTGCAGATTTACGGTCAGTTGACCTGTCAACGTCTTCGGCTCGAAATCGATCGACATGACTTCAACGCGCGACTCCCAGTAATAAAGCGCGTCGAGGATCGCGACCGTCGCTTCCTCGGCAAGGTTCATCGGCAGATCGACAATGCTCGTGTCGAGTCCGAGCGTGCGTTCGAGCGCGGCGCTGAACAGCGGGGTCGTCAAGATCGTCTTCACGTTCTGAAAAATTTCCTTGTAACTCACGGCACCAAAATCGATCGCTTCGAAGCTCGCCATCGTGAGCGGCATGCCGTCTGCGTCGCGCAGCTGGATGCGCCAGTTCGCACCTAGTTCGTTGCTGAACTTGTTGTCGATGATTGAGGCGGTGATCGGCATTTTACAATCCTCCAAAGCCCGGAATGCCAAATGACGAGAACGAACCTTCCGTGAACGGAATGTATTCCTTGAACGTCACGCTCAGCTCGACGGCGATCAGTCTGCCGCCATGCAGCCAATGTTTGTGACTCTCAGCAAGATCGGTAATGACGAACAGCGACAGACCCGGCCCCATCGGGCTTGAACCGACGATCAACGGCGCAGCCATGGCGTTTTCATGATAAAAGTGCCATTGCGCCAGCAGCGGCAGCGGATTACCGCACCACGCTGCGTTCAAGCTGATTCGGTAATCGCACTCGACGAGATCGTTGCCAGCCCATTCGAGCAGCGGTTTGCGCAGATGCACCATGTGCGAGCCGAAGCGACCAGTGTATTTGCGCTGGATTTCTTCAAACGTGTGAATCCTGCCACGCGCTTTGCCGAAGACGATCGAACCGTAAATGCCCTCAACTGCCATTTGATTTCTCCCGTTGTATCGCGATTAACAACGCTTCGAGCTGAGTGACGCGATGCTCAAGCGCAACGACGCGCTTTTCGAGTTCTTCTGCGCTGCGACCGCTGGTGTGAAGCCCGTTGCTGTCTTGATGAACGCCGCTCGTCCTCATGTTGCCCGTATGTTCGATGTCGCCCTTGATCGTGACTGCGCCTTCGAGCAGGATGTTTTTTTGCTGGAGATTGATCGCGCCATTGGGTGCTTTGACATTTACGTCGCCGTCGGCTTCGAGATTGATGTGCGCACCGTCAGTAGTCGAAACCTTGATATTCTTTTTGGCTTTCGTGTCGATGCCGCCTTTGAAATCCTGCGTCATGAACACTTCGGCGTCGTCGTTAGCGTCGAACTTCTGAATGTGCCCGCCTTCCCATTCTGTGTAGTCGAGCTTTGGGTCTGTCACCGGCGGTGGATCGCTCGTCGTGTAGAACGAGCCGAGCACAGCGTAATCACTGTGGCTGTTCGGATACTTCAGCAGCGCGACGTTCGTGCCAACACGCGGTATCTGGAAACTTTTCTTGCCCGTAGCCGCCGGATGCAGGACCGGCACTGGCTTCGTAATGAGCGGCGTGCCTTTGTGATCGACCTTATCGGGAAAGATCACGCGCACGTTCGCCTGCGTTTCGTCACACTCGATCTTCGTCACGCGACCCATGACAACGCTGCTGCCAAAACGGTTGTCCTTGCCCGTGTTGTAGTCAGTGTCGCTGAGTAAATTTTTGCGCCCCATATCAGTAACCCTCCAAGCAGCGACGCACGCCGAGGCTAGTGTCATACTGCGGTCCAACCGTGTGTCTCGCGCTTTCGATGAACCATTTGCCATCGAATTGCCCGACACCTTTGAGCATGAACGTCATTCCTGCTGCGATCAGCGGATTGCCAATCGACATGTCGATCGTTGCTGTTTCTTTGTCCTTGTTCGCTTCGCGGCAGTTCGCTTTCGCTTTGCGCTGACCAGCACCGGAACCGCCTGCGCCCTTACCGGCATTGTCGGCGGGTAAATTGTCGCCCCACAAACCTTGATCACTCGGTGGCGAGTCCTTGGCTTTCTTTTCACGAGCTGCTGCGAGCGCGAGACAGCGCGAAACCAATGCGGCACGCCCGCCGCTGCCGCCGCCGCTCGAATTGGATTGATATTCGACCTTGTCGTTGATCTGATCGTCGACATCCTGCTTCGTCAGGTCGTCGTCTTTCACGGAATAGCCTTCGTCGGTCAAGCGCCCTGTCTCTGGGTTGACGTATTTGATTTTTGCTGACTTTTTCGAGTCCATGACTCGTGTCGTGAAGTGACCACCGCTCATGCGATAGCACGCGCCACCGCCAGCGGCGACATTACCATAGACGAGCATGAAACTTGGCGCTGCTTCATCCATTTTTTGCGCGTCGCTGATGATAATCTGGTTGCGCGAACATTTGATTGTCAGACCCGCGTCCTTCGCGCGTTTCTTCAAAAAGCAGAGACCGTTTTCTTCGTTCTGCTCGACGCGACTGTATTCAGGGTTGTAATCGCTGTTCCATTGCAGCTGCATCTGGTTCTCGTCTGCAATCTGCCCAGCGATGTCTTGAAGTGAACTGTCCTCCCAGCCGCGTGTTTCGTCTTTCGACTTGAGGTGAACGTCAGTCGGGATTGATGATGCTTTGACTGAGACGGTGTGCTGCGGTAGGTCGAAGTCTACCGTGTCGATCCAGAAGCGCCCACAGTCGAGCATCAATCCTGCGGCGAACGGCGCGAACCAACGCTCAACGATGATCGACACGTCGATGAAAACGCCTTTGTCGGGCATCCAATCGTTGATGAAGCGCCGATCGCGGTCTGCGAGCTGCAGGTCGAGATCGTCTGCCTTCTCACCGTCATAGTTGTCAGTGTAAACGAGGTTGAGAAAATACGGCGCAAGGCTCGAATAGTAATCCTGACCGCCCATCTGGATCGACGGATAAGCGATTCGGACGGGTGTGATCATGCCGTGATAATCGTTGCGCTTTTCCAAGGCACGAGCGGGATTGACATCTTGACAGGCATATCAGGCACGTTGACTGCAACGCCAGCAGGAAAATTGCTCACGTCGCGCAGATCGTAATTCACTTCGATCAGCTTGTGCATGTAGTGATCGTCGCCGCGCTTCATGCCGTAGCAGCGCAAACTGATCAAGTCCCACCAATCGCCCTGCGTCGTGATGTATTGGCGGTATTTCGGCTCTTTGATGTCGATGAGCGCGGCGACCTGCTGCTGGAACTCGACATACTTCTGCGGCGGCATCACGCGCGGCCAAGACGGTCCTGCGATTCGCGGCTCAACCGTAGCCTGATTCATAACTCAACCTCCGTTCTTGGTGCTGCGCTGCCTTGAATTGCCCAATGAAATCGCGCGCCAGATCGCGCAAACGGCTATCCATCGCACGCGTTTCCTCCTGCGTGACGTTGCCGTGAATCTCGACGTGCGGTGCGAACGCAACGTGCGTCTGGTGCGCAACGGGGCCGCCCATGCCAGTGCGTCCGAGCGCACGCGAAGCGTAATCGAGCAAGCCATGAGCACGACGACCGCCTGTCAACGGGATGACCGCTTCAGCGCCACGCTCTGCGATGTTCGCTATTGACGGACGCCTGAAGATGCCGCCAAACTGTGCTCCCGGAGCTGCTGCTGCCAGTAACGGCGGCGCGCCTGTCGCTGCTTTCTTCGATTCAGTGTAAGCGGCTGTCGAATACTGCTCGTGCAAACCTTGCATGAAGCCGTGGTATTCGCCGGCGATCTTCTCCTTGTAGCCTTTGATCTCGTTGACCATTCCCTGATCAGTCATTCCGCGAAGCACGTTGCGACCGGCGCCGATCTCACTGACCATGCCAGAGACTTGCTGAGCACGCGCTTCGCTCAGTCCTCGCCCCATGACTGCGCGTGTCTCGCCGCGATTCCACGGACCGTAGAACCCGCCCTTGATCATCTGCTCCATCGACTTGAACTTGCCTGCTCGCTTGTAGGCAACGGCGCGGTTGACCATCGCTTCGAGCACGTTCTTCTGACCTTCGGCGCTGCTGGCTTCAGTCGCGAGCGTCGCTGACACCAGATTCTGCATCGACGGCGCTTGCAGTTCTTTGACGATACCTGCCCGCTCAGCTTTGATCTTGGCGAGTGCTTCCGGTCCCAGCAGGACAGACTTTGCTGCAGCAGCAGCGCCAGCAGGACCGCCGGCAACGCCAGCAGCTGCAGCAGCCGCGCCAGCATGAGACACGCCGGCAGCGACGCGTGCAGCAGCGCCAGCGCCGACACCAAACATGCCGCCTATGCCGCCTGCTGCTCGTTTTAACGGATCCAGCAGGTAACGATTGAGTGTTGTTGCGACTTCCTTCACCGCATCGGTAACTTGGTTCATCGTCTTTCCGAGAACTTTCAGCGGGACGATCAACTCGGGCGTCTCTCCAATTCTCGCAACCGTCGGTCGCGTAACCACGCCACCACGCTGGTATGCAGGCAGCATCTGTTCATTGGTCGGGATATTCGCGCCAGCGGCGACTGCGGCAGCGGCGGGCGCCTTGACCGCTTTGTTGCCAGCGCCGAATTTCATCCATGACGGCAGGTGCAAGCTCGCGGCGAAATTGTTCCACTTAGTCTTCATCCACTCGATGACGCCGGTCCACGTATCTTTGATGCCGTCCCAAAAGCCGGTGAAGAATGCTTTGACGACGTTCCACGAGTTCACGATTGTTTTGCCTACGGCTCCCCAGTCGACATTGATCAGCCAGTCGATGGCTTTAATCAGCAGCTTGAGCGGAATAAACGACGCTTGTAAGGCTGGCCCTATGATTGGCACCTTGCCGACCGCATCGTAGGCGGCTTGAACTCCTTCCTTGAACTTGTTCCAGTGTGTTACAACCCAGACGAGCGCGGCAGCAAGAGCAACTAGACCGATAATGAGCCAGCCTGCCGGGCCGATCGCGCCTAACAGCGGAAGCAAGAATTTGCCGATCTGCAATGCTGTCATGACACCCTTGAGTGCAGGTGTCGTGACCGCACTCACTTTGCCGATCACCGCAATCGCCAACGCCAGCTTGGTGAGATTCTTGACCAGTGGCAGCAGCCAATCTTTGTTCTCGTTGACGTAGTCAATGACCTTGGCCATTTTGTCGAGTAAGCCAACGAAAACGTCTCCGATCTTTTTGCCCCAGTCTTGCGCGTCTTTGACGCCGAACGCCTTGCCGAATCCTTCAGTGAGTCTCTTCCAAGAGTCGCTCAGCCGCTTATAGACGCCGCTCTCCGAGAGCGTCTGCTTGAACTTGTTCCATGCTGGAATGAGACCTGTGCGAATGAAGTCTGCGAGTTTCTCCATCGCTTTGACTCGCAGATTTTGAATCGTTTCAAGGAACGGCTTCGCTTCAGGCAGTAACTTGCGCCACGCCTCGGCCATTTTACCCATCGCTGGCAGCATCTTGACGCCGAGTTCTTCGGACATCTTTTTCTGCTCTTCCTTCAGCTTCTGCATCTGCCCAGTCGCAGTGTTCATCGCCTTGGCGTTCTCGCCTCGATAACTCGCGAAGAACTTTCTCAGTATCTTGTAGCGTCCCATCGCAGACGTTTGGTCACGAAACTCTTTCGTCTGCTGCTTGTTCATGACGAAGCCGTATTCTTCGAGCGCCTTGGTCTTGCCACCGCGAATCGCTTTGCCAGTCGCGAGAGCGAGACCTTGCATGTCTTCCTCAGTTGCGCGTGCGCCTTTGATCGAGACGAGCGCGTCAGCAAGCGGACCTTCCATCTGCGCGATCAGCTTCGGCGTGACTTTGTAGACGGACAACGTCTTCGCGGCGATGTCATACATGTCTGAGGAGACGACGCCTTGCTTGCTCATTGCCTCGCCGTATTGATGCAGAAGATCGACCTGCTGTTTGGCTACACCGACGCCTCGGCTGCGAATCCCTTCGATGCGCATCAACGACGCCGTGAGCGTGCGCGTGCGATCTTCGGCTTCCTGAGCCTGTTTAACAGCGCCTTCGAAGATGCCGCTGAAAACTTTTTTCGCGGCAAATCCTGCGAACGCGGCGCTGAGACCAACGATGCCTAATGACAGTTTCTTGAAAAAACTGCCCATCTTGCCAGCTGCGCGCTCAAGACTTTTCAGTCGAGCCTGCGCTTGCGTCATCGCGCCCTTGAACGAGCCGAGCAACTTCGCGCCTATGGCGAAGATCGTTACATACTCGCGCTTTCCTTCTGCCAAGTTTTCTTCACCTCCTTTGAGCCGCTCTTTCGGCTTGTTGCTCTTGTTCGATCTGCTCTGCCAGCTCCAGCATAAAATTTCCTAGCTCCTTGAGAGGCAGCTCCATCCAGTATTCGACGCCACCGCCAGTTGCGCGAGCGAGTCGCACCGCTATGGCGCGGAGAAGTTTGGTTATACTTTCTCCTCTTCCGGCGAGCTGCCACAGGCTTTTAGGGCTTCGAGTCTCAGCGGTGTGTAATACCTCCTTGGTAGTTTCTGAATGAGACCGAGCGGCACGCCGCTTCCCGGGCGTTCGTTTGGACGATAACCGGCTATCGACAAGATGATCACATGATACAGCGGCTTGAGTTCAGGCAGGGGCGTTTCGTCCCTGTCCGGCTTATACATCCGCGTGAACGTGCGTTCGGCGCGCTGGAAGTCCTTGCCGATCAATCGATCGAAATCGAAGATCAATTCATCATACGATTGACCGTCGTATTCGACCGCCGGATCGAACTTGACGCGGATCGGCAGCTTCGCTGGCTCGATCTCGATGTCGCGATACGCTGACGCAGCTTCCTGCGCGTCGCGTTCTAATTCTTGAACTGTTGGCCCGTCGCTGTCTGGCAGCCGGTTTAACGTGGTCGTGGGAGTTTCGGTCTCTGTTTGTTCATTTGAGTTTGGCATAAGACGTTCATAGCCGATACTCAAATGCCAATCAACTGCCGAATGCGCTGCGCGTGATCGACGAGCTTGGCGCCATCCCACCAACGGCACACCGCGTTCTCTTTGTCGACTTCGAGAACAATGCGATCGTCATGCAGACAACGAAGGCTGATCAGTTCATACTCGCTGACTGCTTCGCCTTTGGTACCGACCTCTAATTTACCGAGATTGAATATTTTCGGCGCGACACCCATGACATATCGCCAGCCGGTGTGGACGATCTGGTTCGTGCCGCTGTCGTGCTGCTGGTGCGCTGCCCATGCGTCGAGCTGCACGCCTTGCTGAACCGTGGCGAACACTGCGTCGTCGACGACGGTGATCCAGTTGAGCGTCACCGAGATCGCTTGGAAATGGCATTGCACTGGCATGTCGACTTCGCCAAAGATGCCGCTGCCCTTCAGAGCGTCGGTGAGGTTCTGCAGGTTTGGCAACGTTACGTCAGCGAGGCCGAGCAAACGCTTGCCAGCGAGGAAAATCGAATAATTTGCGACGTGGTTTGGAACTAACATAGGTTATCTCTCCGTGGTTGTTGTTGTTAAGCTGCAGCTCCTGCGGCCTCTGGCCACAGATTCTGAATGTATGGCACCCAATACTCAATTTTGAAATCCAGCCACTCAGCCGGCGTAGGCACCGCGACATAAACGTGGAAAACGTAGTGACCGTTGAGAATCTCGACGGTCGGGTTCTCGTCGTGACGAAACTCGATGCGCGCGCCGAGCAACGCTTCCTGATTGGCTAGGCCATCGAGCCATTGCTGGATCGAATTGACGACTGCATCGATCAGCCTGCGATTGCCCGGTTCGTCGACCTTTTGCCAGATCGTCAAGACGATCGTGTTGCCAACGAAGTCGAACATCCTACGAACGGGAATGAACATGTCCTTGACATCAGTGCTCGACGGATAAACGGCAGTGCGGTTGCCCCAACTGCGCCAGCCGCCAATCCAGTTGAGCGCAGTGATCACGCCTTGCGAGTTCAGCATGTTCGCGTCGAACAAGTGCATGTTGATCTCGCCGCCGTTCTCCAAGAGCAGCGCGTTCATCTTCAGGTTCTTGTTTGACGGCGAGCAGTAAGGCAGACCGCCGCCACGATACGTGTCGGTCCATTGCAGGAGCGGCCCTTGCTGAGACGCGAAGTGATAGACTTTGCGTTGCGTCAGACCGATCAGTGCAGGCTGACCGAACAGCAATTCCTGCCGAGGAAAGACGATGTTGTTCGTGTTCTTCCACGCATTGACATCTTGTGCCTTGAGCACGGTGTTCGTGTCGACATCGATCAAGCAGGTGCAAGCGAAGCAACCGTTGATGTTCTCGCTTTTCGTTTCCATGACAGAAGCGACCAACGGATCTTTTGAAAACGCAGGGCAGATAATGACACCCGGCACGCGCGCTGTTGCTTGAAACACGTCCTCGATGACTTCCAAGCCCTTGCGCTGCCCGCTGTTGATGTCGATGCCGCCGATGATGTCACCTGAGTCAATGCCGCTCGGATTCGGATGATCGCCTTCGAGCGTGATGACTGAATTGTCGTTTGGAATTGCGCCAGTCGTGACCCGGGTAATGACCCACGTCAGATTCTTCGAGAGCGACAGCAGATAGTCCTTGGTTTCCTCGTAATCCGTGGTGCCGGTGTCGTCCTTCACTTTGATCGACCACGCGATCAAATCCTCTTGCGAATCGACTTGACCGGCAACGAGCGTGAGCTGCTTTGGCGCCATGACGGTCTTGCCGTCTTCAGGGTCGTTCACCGCGATGTAAATCACCGGGAACATTCCGAACTCGACAAAGAGCGCATCCATGTGCTCGCAGAGATCGTATTTTTGCCAATCGGTGCTATAGCCGAGTTCCGCGACCGCGTCCTCGTAGCGGTTGTAAATGCGTGGCTTGTTGATGTAATCGCGGCCGTCCTTGCGTAGGTGCAGCGGGGCGGAGCCGAAAACAACGTTGATGCCCGGATACGCTGGCACGGGCGAGATGATACTTGTGGGAACGTCAGTCCAACTGACGCCGTGTGGAAATGGTCCGAGACTAGGCATGATGATTTTCCTCGATGATGGTTATTGGCTGCTTTTTTTCTTTCATTTGCGTTTGAGTGCGAACCCACCGCTGGACTTCGCGATAAAATGCTACGTAGCGACCTTCTGTGCCGCGCATGTTGCGCGCAATATCGAAATTGAGTTCTCGACGAACGACGGCGACTCGCGCGATCGGTATGAACAGCTCACCGAGAGCAGGACATTGCGCGATCGTCTCATACAGGTGCGGGTAGATGCCGTCGAGAAAAAGTGTGCTGTAAGACAGGCCGAGCTGCGGCACCTGCGGTCCCAAGTATTGCACTTGGCCTCTGATCTGTTTCGGCTGTTGATTTCGTTTAGCCATGAAACGGGAACGGTGCTTCCTCACCAATGTATGGATAGCCAAGTTGTAACTCTGGCAATGCGCGAGCGCTCGGTAACGTCCAATTCGTCGTGATCTCTGCGATGAAATGTGGAAACGCGTCAACGTCGAGCAGCTTCCAGTCAATCGGCATGACGATCGGGTAGGCTTTGTCGATCACGCCTTGTCCGTAACTGGTGAGCGCGATGACGAGCGCTTCAGTGATGTTGAGGCAATCTTGGTAGCCGCCGCTCTCAGGGTTCTCGTCATACATGTTGACGAAGATTTTCGCAGTGATCGTTGTCTCGTTGATCTCTGCGTGACCGCTGAGCGCTTGCACAATGACTGCAGGGAAGTCAGGCAACCGATCGATCGCGACTTCACCTGTCACCGAGCGCGGGATGCGACCGCGCTCGACGCGCGGCGGTTGCTTGAGCGCGAGAGTCTGCGCACGCTCGGTCGGATCGTAAGAGACCGGCGGCTGATCAAGGTCGCGCACAATCGGGTGCTCTGGCTCTGTTGCCTGCGCGAGGTTGAGCGTTGGGTTGTCGAACCGATAACCAGCGACGACTTGCTTGATGAACTTCACCAGCGTGACTTCGAGATCATACACGCTATGCGCGCGGACGTGGAAGTCTGGTTCGGTTATCGGGTGTGGTTTCATTTCACACGTAAGACCAAGCGACGAACGCTGCGCCTGCGCACAACCAGTTCACTTTGTTCAACGTGGTTGAAGGCGAGAACGAGACGACTGCGCCAATGCTGAAGCAAACGGCACCGATGATAAACAGAATTTTTTTCAGGCCCATAAAATCTATCCTTCGCCTCTCGCCAAGACCCGTTGCAGCTCGTAATCGATGCGCTTGGTGAGAGTTTCATCCATTGCTTTATGTGCAGCTGGCCCAACTGAGGGCCGGCTCGCCATAATCGCCGCGCCGATTGTGATGATCTTTCTGATCGGAAGATGAGCTTTCGTCGTGCGCATGAACGGGCCCGTGAAGCCTGTCGGCATCGCAGCAACGAACCCGCCGCTGATCAAGCCGCCGCCGCTTTTCTTCACTTGCACGTAAAGCGGGCGTTTGGTGCCGGGACTTTTCGGTCGATAGACGAACTTCGAAACATCGAGCATACCCTGCTTCACAATGACGGCACCGCTCAGATTTGCGCGATTCGCACCCTGCACCCTGATCGGAATGTCCTTCTGTTTGATGACGTATTCCTTGCGAATTTCGCGCCTGACTGCTGTGCGCCCGCTGTCGAGCGCGCGATTGATCGCTGGCGACAGCACTTTCGGGACGCCGTCCTTGATGCCCAGAAGCTGTTGTCGCAGTCTCTTCATCTGGTTGGCATCAATGCTGAGTTCGACCATATCAGTTGCTCCCGTAGCGTGCCGGCTGCGAGCGCGTCGCAGACAACGAAATTTTGTAACAGCTTTCCTCGTCAGTCACGTCGAGCACTTCCCACGGTTGGTTGGCAGGCGAGTAAATCAGCTCGCCTGCCACGGGCATCCGGGGCAAGTGTTTATGCTCGATGTAGCAGATCACGTCGCCAAGATAGACGCCGTGGATTTTCACGACCGGTTGCTCTTTCGCTGCTTCCATGTCCCAAACAACTTTCGCTGTAAACACCTTGAAGCCGCCGTGACCGTCTGAGATGCGAAACTCACGCCAAGTTCCGAACTCAGATGGCTCGATGAAAACCTCATCGAGATCAGGAGCAAACTGATCACGAAGACTCATGCTGACGATTTCTTATTTGCTTTTGCGGTGCTTCTGGATCGTTTTAACGATGTCGGCTTTGTGGGTCGCACCCGACAGATCAACGCCCTCTTTCGCGGCGGTTTCTTTCAGTTCTTCAACGGTCTGGCCACTCAGATCGTTTTCTGCACCCCCACCACTCAAGTCTTTCAACTGTGGGCCAGCGGCTGCAGGGTAGGTCATCGGCAGTGCTTCGATGATGCGGAAGCCCAAGATGTCTGCTGGCATCGGCAACGGGCAGCTCGTGAGCCTGTAGAACAAGTTGCCGTCATCCTCATCGCCGTAAACGAACGGGATGCGATCGGTTTGATACGTCACGAATTGCTTCGCTTTCGCATCCTCAAGCTGCGTGAACGCGCCGTAGACAATCTTGTTCGGCGTGTTCGTCGACAGCAACATGACGAAGTTCGGCGGCAACATCGGAAAGAGGTCGCCAGCGTCGTCTTCGAAATATTCGCTGTAACTGTAAAGCTCAAGACCCGGCACGGTCCCGAAGCGCACGACTGCCTGATCTTGGATGATCGGCTGGATCGTGGCCAGCTCGATGCGCCGATTGTCGAGCAACGTCTTCACTGACTCGTTGCGGATGAAGATGTCTTTCGCATCGGTGCCGAACAACGCGACGTTCGGCGAGATACCGCTCGCTTTGATCGTGTTGAGTCGGGCAGTCTCAAGGTCTTTCAACGGGTCGCTGCCTGCTTGGTCCCATTGCGTCAAACCTTTCTCGTGGTTGTCGGCTGCCCCTTGCGAGCTTTCCTTGAAGTCGATCACGAGCTGATAACCGTGGTCGGCGACGACCGTGATCTGACCATTCACCAACACTTCGCGGCACATCCACTCTTCTCTGCGCGAGATCGCTTCATCGCAAAAGATCGAGTCTTCAGCGAGCAGCTCGGCCGCACGATCAGCAGCCGTGCGACCAGAGTAAATGGTCTCGCCCGGAAGCCGCGGTTCGAGATCAGGCGTGCGCAGTGCGCGAACAGGCGCGATGCGCGGTGCGCGAAAGAATCGCGTCTCGTAGCCTTCGCGCTCCATGACCTTGCCACCAATCAAAGGAGCGACGAACGGCGCCATCTTTCGACGGCCGCGCCGAAAGTCGAACTCGACCAGTGGCGTCGGCGGATACTCGCGATCGTTGAAAAACGTGTCGCGCAAGAACGTGTGAACAAGCGGCCCTTGCACGAAAGGTTCGAGCATCGTCCGCACTTCGTAGATTGGGTTGATATACATGGTTTTGTTTGCCTTCTGTTTTCGGTTTTGGTTGACGTTGGTTGAGTTTACGGAGCGAAAGCGCCACCGGGCACAGCTTCGTCGAGGAAGATACCGACCTCGCGCAGCCGTGTTATCGCTGCTGGACTGAGCGGCGCTGGCCCACCTGTGGCTGCATGCGCGTCAGCGTAATGGACTTGGTTCGCGTTGAACGAACCTTGCAGAGCGACTGCGACGGTCGTGTCACCGCTGTCGCGCTCAGGTGTGTCGACGATAACGGCTTCAAGCGTGGCGTCGTCCGCAGCGAGCGCTGGTAGCACCGCGTCGCGAGCTGCATTGAACTTGACGAGATAACCGGGGTGCATCTCGGCAAGCACTTCTGGCCCAACATCGGTGAATGGATAGCGCACGACCTTCCAATCTGGCTCGTCGTCGTGACTGAGCAAATTGATCGGATATTGCTGTTGATTGTAGACTCCCATAATTTTGATTCCTTAGTTGATGGTTGTTTGTTTGGTTTTTGGTTAGTTACGACTGTGCGCACGCATACCGCCGCGACGTTTCAGTCGCGATTGCACTTTCTCGCTTAAAAGTGTGCCGAGTTTCTTGTCATCATCAGCTCCATCGCTCGGTGGAATGTGCTCAAGCTGGCGCGCGTCTGAGTGACGCGCATCGCGAGTGCTCTGTTTGTCCATCGCCGTCATGCACTCGGCGGCAATGTCGACGACGCTCTTGCCGTCTTTGATCGCAGCCATCACGATCGCGTGCGTCGCAGGACGATCGAGCGACAGCAACGCTGCGACGCGATCGCGCTCGGCTTTCACGGCTGGATCGATCTTGGCTGCTGGATCGTCCGCGGTGGCTGGCGGCGGTGCCGGTGTTTGCGGGTGCGGTGTTGCTGGCGGTGTCGGTGTTTCGGTTGCGGGTGGCGCCGGCGTTTCCTCTTTGCCTTTGCCGTTCCCGTTCTCTTCAGGTGTTTCTTCAGCGCCTGTGGCAGACGCTTTTGGTTTTGGTTTGTTAGGCATGGTGTTTCCTTCTGTTGTGTCGGCGGCAAACGCCGGGACGTTGTGAAATCTCGAAAGATCAAATTCGAGACCGTTGAAAATCGCTTTGTGCTCTGCGACGACTGCAGCTGCCTTAATGACACCGCGCATTTCGTCAGCAAAACCTTTGTCGACTGCCTGCTGCGGCGTGAACCATGTCTCGGCTGCCATCATGCTGCGCAGTTCGTCGCGTTCGAGTTTCGTGCGGCTTGCGTAAATGTTGATCATCGGCTCAGTCACGGCATCGAGCGCACCCGCCATCGTGCGCATGTCGTCGGCGTTGCCGATCGCAAGCCCACTCGGCAGATGGATCATCATGTTCGCGTTCGCGCGAATGTAGATTTTGTGACCTACCATCGCGACGATGCTCGCAGCGCTCGCTGCCAAGCCGTCGACGTAGACGATCTTTTGACTGCGATGATCAGCGAGGCGCGAGTAGATCGCGCTCGCCTCAAAGACGCTGCCGCCGGGCGAATTGATATGGATATCCAAGCGCTTGACGCTCGACGGCAGCTTGGACAAATCTCGCGCGAACGCTTTGGCGCTCACTTCGCCGATCTCGTCCCAGTTGCCGATCACGTCGAAGATCAACAGCTCGGCGTTCGTCGGTTCGTCAACTGCTTCTGCGCGGAACAAATAGAATGGGTTCATCGTTCAAACCTCCCGCTGAGACCGCTCGACAACGCGACTCTGTCTCGATGCGCGACTCTTTTTCGCTTCGCCCGCGCTGCTGGCGGCGGCTTAGGTGGCGGAATTGATTTACCCTCGCCGCCCTTCGGTTTCGGCGCGCCCGGAGCACCAAAGCCCACACCGCCACCGCTCGGGCGATAGGGCGGAAAGATCAAATCAGCTTCGTCGAACTCGTCCTGCTCAGTTGATTGCTGGCGGATGTTGTCGCGATAGTTCGAGCCGTTGAGTTCTGCGCTCTCGCGCTCGATCGTGCTGAAGCCGCATTTCACCTTCTGATCGGCTGCAGCAACCTCTTTCTGCGGGTCGAGCGAGCCAGCGCTTGAACCCGTCCAGATGCAGCGCAGCATCGCCTTGCGGATGTATGGGTCGTCGAAGCCGCCCGGAAATTTCTCGATGCGACTGAGACTGATCGCGTCGATCAACCACTCTTCGTAGGTTGGTTGACAGAACTGATCGATCATGAGCGCTCGATGCTTGCGCACGCGCCGCCAGAAGTCCAAGAGCGCGGCGCGACTTGCGGAGTAACTCGCGTTGAACTGTTTCAACAGGACTTCGTATGGGATGCCCAACGCTGCTCCGACGAATTTGGCGACGCCGATCGTGAAGTCGCCGAACGTTTGCTGCGGTTGCGTCGGCGCTGCGAAATTAACCGCATGACCCGGACGCATGAAATTCACGATGCCTGGCCCCAACTGCACGTTGTAAGGATTGAAGTTCAGAATCTCTTTCTTTTGTTGCTCAGTCAGCAGCGTATCAAAGAGGTTTGGATCAGGAAATTCCTGCGTGATGAACGCAGTGAAATACGACTGAATGACCGCGGCAACGACAGTCGAGTCGATGTAGCGCCCATGCTGCTTCAACAGCTCAAGACAGACAGAGAGAATCGGCACGCCTCTGCGCTGCTCAGGGCGTTCGGGTCTGATCAAGAGCACCATGTTGCGCCTGCCCGACGCTGGGCCAAACGGCGTGATGCGAAACGTCTTTCGCGGCGGTGCCATGCGTATTCTGCGCATTGTCGCGAGCGGATGCCTGTCTGCGATGTGATACGCAAGCAGCTCGCCGTCACTGTCGAGTTCGACGCCAGAGAAAATGTTGTCGGTCGGTTTCACGATCGGCGGGTTCATCACGCGATCGGCTTCGAGCACGCGGATGCGCAGATCGAACAGTGTGCGCGGTCGCGGTTTGAGCGGGAATAGCACCGGGCAGTCGCCGCTCAGCAGCATGCTTTGAAACGCGACGTGCTGCAGCGTATAGAAACTGTGCTTCGCTTCGAAGTCGCACTCACGCGGGTCGTCTGCCCACCACCCGAATTTGTCAGCGAGTTCTTTGTTCAGGTCTGCCGTCTGCTCTTGGTCAAGTCCGAGCGCGTCGCCGTCGACGTTCGGCGCCGGATACAAGCCTTCTCCGATCACATTCGTATCGAGAGTTTCGACCGCACCCGACGCCAAAGGCACACCCATGAAAGCATCACGAGATCGCTCTCGAAGGATTTGCACATTCCAGCCGATGTCGAGATCAGTGTCGCCACCGCGCCAAAGCCAACCGAGCAGCGCGTTCTTTTGCACGCTTGCGCCGTAATTGCCGTAACCCGTTGCGCGCGGATCAAACGCTCGCGCATTCAAGACTTCGCCGCTCGCATCGAGCAGCACACCTCGCGGCAATCGTTTGACTGCGCCGTTGCCGTTGAGTGTGAGTGTGTCAGACATCGCGTGAAATGATTCTGCAAGCTGAGTCGCGACCAGTGAGCGAACTCGGCAACGGTGCTTCGCCGCAATAAAGTTCAACGCGTTTGCGGCAGTAATCGACAGCTGCCGCTGCGTCAGCGAGGCTCAACCGCTTCAAGCTCCGGCTGCCAATCGTGTAACTGTTGACGGCGCTCGACGTGATCTTCGCCAGCGCTTTTTCTGCTCTGCACAGTTGATCGCGCCAATAGGCGCAGAGGTCTTTTGGTTGCTCACATGGCGTTTGAACTGGTGTTGATCGTGCAGCTGCTGTCTCTGTCGGCATTCAAAGCGACGAGTAGCACACGACGCTTCGGGATTAAACGAGTATAAAATCGGCTCGAATTAAAGCGCAAAAAATCCTCTTTGCTCGGTCGAGCGTCGTCTGCTATAGAACTCTGCGAAGTGAAAGTCGTCATCATTTCGCGATCGCGCGGTCGTCCAAAGCTCGGTGACGTGCGCATCGAGACTGTCGTCCCGAAAGCCGTGCTGATCGAACTCGTGCGCGTTGAGCGACAGAGCAACGGTCAAGTTTATCGCACGCGCGTCGCTGCGAACGTGCTCTGCGAATGGGCAAAAGAACAAGCCGTCAGTAGATCGGTCGATTCATCGCACCAAACTGCGTCTTGTTGACAGGCGCTGCCTGCTTCGGCTTTTCAACAAGGTCAGTCGCCATCGATTGCGCGCCGAACTTCGCGCTCTGCTTTGACTCGTTAGTCTGACTTTCGAATAACACGTCGCGCGTCATCGTTTCGAGCTTCACGCCGTTGCGCGCTGTCGTCGCGAGCTTGATGCCTGAATGCGGCAGCCGGGTCGCAGCGAGAGCGTAGACGAAACAGTCCCAGCTTTCGTTGCGCTGCGAAACGCGCTTTGTCCAGACGTAGGTCTTGAAACCATATTTCGATTTTGTGATGCGTGACTCGGCGCGCAAGCCCTCGAAGTAGTCAACATCGTAGCCGTTGATCGGTTCGCCTTCGAAGTCGCTCTTCGGGTAATGACAGAAGCCAGCGCCAACGACCGAGACGTTCAAACGGTTCATGATCTCCTCTTTCAACGTGTCGACGCCGATCGATGCGATCAGACAACGATTCGATTTCGAGAATGTGAGCGCGCAGATCGCTGGTTTACCGAGACCACCCATGCCTTTTATCGCGATGCAGCGCGGTTGGCGCGCCTTCGTGTAGGCGTAGACGTAGTCAGATGCGAAACTTGAGTCAATGCACATGCGCCGAACTCGCATCTTTTTACCATCAAAAGTGGTGAAAACTCGGTTGAAAACTGCTTCATCGAGCGCCTCCCACGGCTCATCGGTGCGCGGGTCGCCCGGTATCGTCAAGTAATCGAGATGCCAGTTCTCGAAGCCTGCGCCCCAGCCGATCACGTCGCAGTGCAGCGATTGATCTTGCACGTCAGCGCCTGCAGTGATCACGAGCACGCCCTGTGGCACTTCAGCAGCGAACTCTTCGCGCCGCGTGTCGTAGAGATCGATCTGCACCTTACTGCCTTGTTCTTCGTGCAACTTGCCCAAGCGCGTGTTGTTGAAAGCCTTCAATGGTTCAACGTCGCCCTCTTCGTTTGCGCGAGCTGCAAGCACGAACTCGTCGCGCAGCACGTCCCATTCAAGCCACGGGTTGTAAAGCCCGCTCACGTAGAAACCGCGCGTCGTGACTTTGCGCCCGTGATCGTCGAACGGTCGATGTGCCCTGAACTCGCCTCTGCCTTGCAACCAGCGGAACTTCAGCGAGCGCGCAGGGCATTCAACGCAGCTGTGCGTCAGATCGTCGAAATCGATGCGCTCGAACATCAGAACCTGCATCGCACCGCACTCAGGACACGGCAAATACCAGTGTTCGCACGTCGACTGCAGCATCTCGCGCTCGATGTGGCTCACGCCACGCGTTCCAGGCGAACTGATAATGACGACCTTGCGATTCCAGAAACCACTTGTGCGCGCGATCGCAAGCTGTAACGGGTTGCCTTCAGTCCCGGCGCTTGACGGGTAGCGATCGACATCGTCGAGCAGCACAACGCGCACCGGTCGCCCAGAGAGGCTCGCTGCGCTGTTCGCACCGCCGATCGCGACGTAACCGCCCTTGAAGCCTTTTCTGCGCAGCGTGTTCTGCGAGTCGCGCGCTCTCGGGTCTGCTACCTTCGCGCGCAAGTGCGGCGAGTCGCGCAGCATCGGCGCAAGCCTGTCTGTCGAGAACGCTTCAGCCAGCTCGACTGTCGGCTGCACGACCAAGATCGGGCACGGGTCTTGATCAATGAAGTAACCGATCGGGTTCAGAATAGCCGCGTCAGTGATGCCCAGCTGCGCGCCCTTTTGCACGACCACGCGCGGCACGAACGGGTCGCTGATCGCGTCCATGATCGCTTTCTCATACGGCACGTTCGCCGTGACCCACTGACCGGGTTCAGCGCTCGACTCGCTCGATAGCACGCGATAGCGATCTGCCCATTCGCTCAGCGTCAGGCGCGACGGCGGGCATGCGCCTTGTTGCCACTCGCGCAACAGCGCGCGATCATCTTCGTCGACGTGCGGCAGCTGCAGCTTTGATTTTTTCGGGCTGACCGTTTTTGGCATGAGCAGTTGCGAATATCTTTTCAGCATCGAACTCGACCAGCTCCCGCAAGGCAAGCTCGACTGCATCGTAAAGCAGGTTGTAAGCTGTGCGATAATCAGTGATGCCGAGTATCACCCGCGTCAGGCGCGACGGCACCGCGAGCAGATGATTCTTCGTCGCTGACAGTAGATTGACCACGAGCAACGTCACCTTTTCGCGCTTTATGAGGTCGCCAGTCGCCAAACCATATTCGAGTTCTTTCTGCTGACGAATAATGCGCTGCGTCTCGTGTCTCTCGTAGACGTAGTCGTCCTGCGCCTGTCGAGCGGGCTTCGTCAAGTGCCTGATATACGCTTTCACGTTCGCGCGCCAATCGTAAACGACGCGCTCGTGACCCTTGCGGGCTTCGGTCGATCGCTGCAGCACGCCCGCATTCGTTAACCTAAACAGTTCATTCGTATTGATTTCGAGAATTTCTGCCATCTGCGCAGATGTGACTTTGTTACGCGTCATACGATGGAACCATGGTCCGGTTGGCCTAGGCCGGATCCGGGCGTCTCTGCACGCGCCGCCGGTCCGAGCGCCGGTAAAACTTAAAAACGGGTAAAAATTTCAGCCAAAAATTTTGGCAGAGATAGGTGGTCAGTGAGGCTCTCTTAATTCTTTGGATGCAATGACGATCGATTGTCGAAGCGATGCGCGAAGAACTCGCTCGCATTGATTCGATCGTTGCTCGCAGGATCATGGACGGTTATGGCTATGATTGAGCGAACGAATTAGTGAGAGCAAGTGCATGGATGTTGATCGCTGTTGTTTCATCGCAATGATTCATCGACTCATCTCTTGGCTCGTGCCGATCGCACAGCTCGGCGAAAGCCACCTGTTGCCTTGTATGCTCGAATACTACGGGCTGTCCACAGCTTGCCACTTGGCGAACGATACAGTCGCGCGCCTCTGCTGTTGCGTTTATTTGTTTTCGTCCATGGCATACGAGATCAACACGATGGTTGTGGTGCGTAACTGCTTCACGTTTTGGATTCGGGTATAGGTGAGCCGTGAGGGTGGGGCCTAGGGTGTGGGTGTCTGCGCTTGGTGCCGAGCAGCAGTTTGTCAACGCTCTCCTCGATCTGCTGACTGAGTAGCTCGCACGCTTGCGCGAACGGAATGCCATGCTCAGCGGCAATGACAGCAGTATGGATGGCACAGCGCGCAGTCTCACGCACGCGCTCGTCAATGCCCTCGTAGGCAGCCTCGATGTCGTGCTCGATGATCAGTTCTTGCTCGCTCGCGCCACAGAGCCGTTTGCGGTAGGCGTGCATGAACGTCGCGCGCACGAGATCAGCAAGATCGTTCGTGAGCTGGGCGCGCTCGATCTGCATCGACTGTTTCATGAGCCTTTACGTTTACCTGCTGCTCTGCGTTTGGCTGCGGCCCAATAGGCTGCGCCTGCTGCCTTCAAACCGCGTGCTTTGTTTGGATACGAGCGCACAATCGCGTTGAATGTCTTCGTCGACATGATTGCACCTGATCGGGCACGGTTGCGGAATGAGCGAACTCTCGAACTGACTTTGCCCATAATGGCCTCCCTCTTGATTCAACAAGAAAAATCATACGACGAAAAGAAAAATGTGCGAGTATTTTTTGCGCTTCGGCTGTAACTGCTTGGAATTGCGCGGTTTAAGCCAGTGAAAAAAAAGTGAAATACTTGAAGAAAACTGCTTGACTCTTTTTCTACTTGTGCGATTGTAGCAGCATGACAAACGAACTAATGATAGTTGAACCGCAGTGGGAACTCATGCCTTTGGCAGAAAGCACGCTGCGACAAAACCTCGATCTCCCTGTGATCGAAGCTGAATTGGTCAGCTAAAAAGTGTGCAGAGAACGGCGATTGCTTCGGTGTGCAGTCGCCTACTCTGAATAGAAAAATGTCTGCAGTCAACGAGCGCACGTTCTCGACACCATTTTGTGAGCGAGGCAGAGGCCGTAGAGCAAGGCGCTCACTGACTGCAGAAAATCGACTTGTTGAACGCTGTCGTGACGAACCAAAGTGCAAGCGTGAGAGACACGATATACAACGAAGCGGATTGCTACCGCATGTTCGCGACAGTGTTCAGCAAATCGAAAGATGAATCAACCGCGCGTGCTAAGTGGCGATCAGCGTCACGCAGTCGAAAAGGTTGTGCTCGATCACGGTTTTCATCTTTTGAAAAATCTGCTTGACTCTTTTTCTACTTGTGCAATCTTACACTATGACAAACGAAACCAAGACAGTTAAATTCCTCAAGAAAGGCGTCAGAGACGCTGCCGGCAAATATTATCCTTGCTGGTATTCGCTGACGAAGCTCGTCGACGGTCGCGTCGCAGTGACGCTTTACGCGAAGAGCATTCTCAAAGGTCTGCCGCGCGAGCTGCGACCTGAGAACAACACGGACATCACAACCGACTATTTCGAGAACGATCGCGTGCGCTTTTACGAGGGCACGAGCGAGTTCGGACTGCTGAAAGGTCTCTGCTCATGAAAACACGATTCAACAAATACGGCGACAGCGCTGACGGTCGCCACGTCTCAGAGTTCGAGAACGACGATCTCACAACCGACGAGCTTTGGCAAAAACTGAGCGCGGCGAACGAGTCAGGCGAGGACGAGATCGAAGAGAGTTGCCGCAACGAGATCGCGAAGCGCATCAAGCAGCTTTCGCGTCTACCGCGCGGCGGTCACGCTCAAGAGGCGCGGCAAATGGCCGCTCGCGCTCATCACGGCGAGATCACTCACGCGATGCGCGTTCGCGGAGGTTACCGATGAGTGTCGAACTGACAGAAAAAAACCAGTGCAAAATCTGCGGCGGCTTTTTTGAGTGGTCACGCTACTGCGGGGCAAAAGTCTGCCTAGAATGCGGGTATCACAGAGGACTTGAACGTTGCTATTGCGGCTGGTCGCTGACGCGTCCCGGCGAAGGTCGACAAGAGTTGGAAGAAATGGGCGAGCAAATTGACGAAGAATCATGAACGAAACAGATCAATTCAATCGAACAACGTGCGCGTGCAACGAGTGCAAGGCTTGCTGCAAACGGCAACCGGGACCGCTCAGGCCGGGCGACTTCGAACGCATCGCTGAACATCTCGGCGAAGATCGCGAGACAGCGAAAGAGCACTTCTGGGCCAGCCCGGGCGCGCTCGTGCAAACGCACGACGGCAAGACGCATCGCGTCGGCACGATCACACCGCGCTTCCGCAAAGGGCGCTGCGTGTTCCTCGACGAGAACGACCGCTGCAAGATTCACGCCGTCGCGCCGTTCGGTTGCTCGCACTTCGACACGCACATGTCGAATGCACAAGCGATGCCGCGCTCACTGGCGATGGTCAAAGAACAGGCGCTCGATGCTGACTACCAGAAACTGCGCAACGAGCTGCCGATGGCGACACATTACAAACCAGCAAAATACTGACTTGCACATTTTTCTACTTGTGCAATATTACACACTATGAAAATCGAAATCAAAATCAACGGCGACAGCGTGACCTATCACGTCAAGCGCACGACGGCTCCGAAAGACTACGACGGATTCGGAACGATCTGCGTTTACGAATATGACGCGGGCAAAGAGCACAAGCGCGACAGCTTCCGCATCGTGCTGATTCGTGACGAGCACCTCAACTGGCAGACGGCCCGCTATGCGAGCGGTCTACACACACCGAGCGAACCTGAGGAGAGCTTCGTCGACGAAAGGCACGTCACGGACATTTTATGGAAACGCCTCGCCCAACGCGAATCATGAAAACGACCCGCAAGATCAAGATCATCAGGCGGCGCAAACGGCCCGTCAATATCGCTCTGCGCACGTTCAACTGGCGCCACCAGCGCAAGGAGAACCGCGCAGTCGTCACAGTCAGATGAAAGATTACCACGACTTACCGCGCGAGGAACTGATGAAGCGCGCTCAAGAGGCGATCAGGCAGATTCCGGGCGCGATCGTTCACTTCAAATTCACCTGTCCGAAGTGCGGTGAGCGCTGCACGTTCACTGAGCCGAACGCTCTGTATGAGAACGGCGAGTGCTGCAAGTGTGGGCATGACGCGCCTGTCACGAAAGGCGGTTTTTCACTCGAATTTACAATATGAGCAAACGAATGCCAGTGCAAAAGAATATGTGCGCAACGTGCCCGTGGCGTGAAGGCTCTGAGCATGCTGATCTCGTGCCTATGCTTGAGGCAAGCGCCTTTAGTGAAGCGTCGCGCATCTGTCACTCGACAGGTAGCAATGCGATCAACGAGCACACGGGCAAGGCCGAACGGCTTTGCCGAGGCGCGCGCAATTCGCAGCTGCGCTTTCTCGTGAAAATCGGCTTTCTCAAAGAGGCGACTGACGCCGCTTGGACTGCCAAGTGCAAGCAGCTCGGCATCGCTCAAGATCAAGGCCAAAAGTCATGAGCAAGCAACACGATTGGCAAAAACGCATGCACGCCAAACGTCGCTGCGTCGTGTGCGGAGCACCGCTGCACCTCAGCGCTTGGCATTGCGACATGCACTTGGTCGCAGCGCGTGAAAGAACTCGTGCTCGACTTGGGCTCAAGCAGCGCAAGCTCGGAGCGCGAAGTTATCAGGCAAAAATAGTTGAAATTAATGCTTGCGCACAAAGCGATTTGTGCGAAACTACTCTATGACAAAGAACCAAACTCAACGCCTTCGCACTGATGCGATGGACGATTCACCTGCGCACCTCGAAGCGGCTAATCACAACTACCGACTGCTCAAAGACGAGTGGTGCAGGTGCAACAGCGCTCTCGATCGCATCGTTTACTACCGCAGCTCAAAAATCGGTAGTCACGGTTGGATGTGCACCGACTGCTTCGGCATCGTGCAGACAGGATAATGAATTTCCTCACTCGTCGTCTCGCGCTCGTCAATGAGCGCGGGCGGCGGGCAACTGAGAAACCAGAGAAGCGGGAACTGGATTAAACACCTGCAAAACAAGAAAGAAACCAAATGGAAAATACAGAAAAAACCAATGAAACAGTCGCAGAGTTCAACGACTCTTGGAAGGGTCGCGGCACTCTGAACCAGCTCGTCACTGAGCTTGAGCGCCAGAAAAATTCGCGCATCGACTTCGTCGCCGACGTGCGACACCTGAAAGTCGAAGCGAACGGCGGCATCAAGATCATCCCGGTGACTGGGCAGGCATTCGAGTGGATGCCCGAAGGTGCAATGATGATGAAACGCGCTGCATATCATCAGCTCGCCGAAAAGTGCAGTCCACCGATTCCAACGCGGTTCTTCGACACGCTCATGACTGAGCGCCCGAACCGCCTCGCAGACCTCGTCAACGGTCTGCACGCCGACGACCCGAAGAAACGCCTCGTGCGCTGCCTCGACAACGAAGTGCGCGCGTGGCTCTCGAACGGTTACCGCGTGATCGATAACTTCGACATGGCGTTTACGTGCCTCGATGAGGCGCGCAAAAAAGACGCGCAAGTGTTCGAAGCCGACCTGAGCGACAAGCGCATGCGCATCAAGTTCACGACTCAGCAAGTCTGGGACAAAATCGACATCGTGCAGCGTTCAGGGCCGCAGGGCAGTTGGTATGCCGGCGCGATCGGCAACAAGGAACTGATGGGCAAGACGATTCTCGGTGCTCGCATCAAAGACGAGCTGCCGGGCGGTCAAGGCACGATTCACCCAGTTGTGACTGTGCTCAACAGCGAGACAGGTCACGGCGGGTTCCATGTTCGCATCGGAATCCTCATGGGCATCTGCTTCAACGTCGCGACGCTCGAAACGGTTGTTTCCCGCGTGCATCTCGGTGAGCGCCTCGAAGAGGGAATTTTCTCTCAAGAGACGATCAGCGCCGAGACGAAAGCGATCATGCTCAAAGCGCGCGATGCAATTCGCGCAGCGTTCGATCAAGACAAGTTTGCCGCGATGGTCGCGAAAGCGAAAGCAGCGCAAGCTGACAAGGTCGAAAGCCCGAGCGCAGCGATCGACAACATCGTTGCGATTGGCGCAGTCAACGAAGAACAGCGTGAGGCGCTGATGACCTACTTCCTGCGTGACTACGATCAGACCCGCTTTGGGTTCGCCCAAGCTGTGTCGCGTCTCGCGCAAGACATCGTCGACCCTGATGACGCGGGCGATCTCGAATCGCTTGCTGGTAAGATCATCAAGGAGCCGGCACTTGTGCTCGCGACGAAATAAACGTCATTGACAGCAGCCATCGACTGATTGAAAACAGGGTGCGCACGTTTCGAGAAATCGATCGTGCGCACTTTTTGTTTGGACGCACCGCGCGCTCGGCGCTTCACTCAAACGTCACGGTGCGCCGCCTTAACCTTGTTGCCTTCAAATCTGCAGCACCGGCGCGAACCCGCAAGTCGTCATAAGTCGTATTTCTGAGGCTTACTTATGCACCGACTTGGACGCCAATTTGCCTTGTCTTTTCAACGCAAGAGAAATCTCGGCCGACGGCTGAAATTTCTCAAATTCTCTGTTTGACAACTTTTCTACTTGTGCGAATCTACACTTTATGAACGCGATCGAATATGGCTTCGTCGTCCACTGCAAACGCCGCGGCGGTTACGCATCCGATGCGCGGCCGGTCGGTCTCAGCGAGGTCGCAAACGCCCGATTTTTCACCGAAGCTCGTCACGCCGAGCTGGTCGCATTCTGGCAACAAGGTTTGCCTGTGCCGGCAATGCGCAAGAACGGGAGAATCTTTCTGCTGCCATGATGCCCAGAGTGCGAATCAAATCCTATTGTCACGCGACTGGCAAGCGCCAATTTGCGTCGCGACTGTTGGCAAGGTTCGCGCTCGCGCAGATCGCAGTTGCGCCGCTTCGCGGCAATGGCGCCAAGCCAGCGCGAGAGTATCGCTGCCCGTTCTGCCATACATGGCACCTTACGAGCCAACAACGATGAAAACGATCACGATCGCAGATTTCAACGAAGCACCGGCATCGCTGCGCAGCAAGACTCTGCGTGGCAGCGCTGAAGCGTCGTCGCTATTGCTCAAGCCCGGAGAATGGCCAGAGTTCTTCGATGTCGAAGGTCTTGGTCGATTCCGAAAGCACTACGTCGGCAACGGTCTGATCGAATACTACAACGGCGATGCTCAGCACCGAGCGTTCTTCACGATCTTCAACGACTGAAAAACTGCGCCCGCTGAGTTTTTGCGCGTAAGTCATTGGCGTCCAAGCATCCCGGGTGTGCCATAAAAAGTTGAAAAAAGTTGCGTTTTCGTGTTGACTTTTTTTCTACTTGTGCGATTTTACTCTTATGACAAACGAATCAATCACAATCAAAGCAAAGTTCAACGGTAAATGCACGCGCTGCGGCAGCGTGATCTTCAAAGGTCAAAGCTGCGTCTGGACAAAAGGCGCGGGCGTTCGCTGCATCGACGGCCAGTGCATGTCGAGTCCTGCGACAAACGTCGCGCTCGAAAGTCACACGCTGCGACCGAAATCTGAAGTGACGGTGACGATGGGCGTTTTCCGCAAGGACAATCGCGTCTATGTCGTGAAACCGAACAAGGACAAGACGCGCTGCTATGCGAAAGAGATCGTCGAGTCGCCAGCTCGCATGACCGAGAACGGCGAGGTCGTCGATTTCGAAGCGATCTACCGCCCCGGGATGATCTACAAGCTCAGCGAGAGCGATCGTTGGGACTTGGCTGACGCTGCTGATTTTTTGACGAAGTATTCAAAGTGCATCGTCTGCAGTCGCAGCTTGAAAGCCGCCAAGAGCGTCGCTGGAGCGATCGGGCCCGTGTGTGCGAAATACTTCGCGCACAGCAACGGCGCGAAATCTCAGCCGACGCCTGAAATTTCTCACGTCGAGATCGAGGACGAAGGTCAACGCGACGAAGCCGATGATCTTGAAAACGAGATGCTCGCGAAAGCCGAGCTGCGCGAAGATCACGCGCTTTGGGGGGATGCTCAATGAAACCTTTTCCATCAATACTGCAAAGCGAAGAGGACAAGCGTCACGGTCGCAAGGCATCGATCACCACACGACAACCTGAGAGCGTCGCCGACTTCAAGCAGCGCATCTGCATCATGATGCGAGAGCGCGAGACAGGCAAAAAATATTCGCTCGTTGGCGCGAGTCGCGCTGACGAATGCGTGCTGAGAAAAACCAAACCACCAACAAGAAAGGAAACACACGAAAATGGCAACGACTGATCACAAAGCAGTTCAAAACCAAAAAGTGTTCGTGACGCTCAACAGCGTCCTAGCCGTGCAAGCAGAGATCGCACGACTCAACCGAAGTTACGACGGGCGCAATAAGCCCTACGTCGACGGGATGAGACGCGCAGTTGAGATGCTCGGCTTGCCGATTCGAACAGTTTGACGGTTCCGCAGCTTGGCGTGCCGAGTCACGCCAGCAACGGAGCAATCACGCTCCAAAAACCAAGAAAGCAAAACTTATGACAAACGAAACCACACAACGACCAAACATCGTGACTGACGAGCACCTCACGTTCCTCGATGAACTGCGCAAAAGCGGCGAGACGAATATGTTCGGCGCCCGCCCGTATGTCGAGACTGCATTCAGTGTCTCGAAAAAGGACGCGTCGACCATCCTCAGTTACTGGATGAAATCATTCGGCGACCCGAATCGATAAAACCCAAAACCCAAAACCCAAGAAAATGAAAAACCTAACCAAACCAGTCTGCAAGTCTGCGGCCATTCACGCTGGTAAATCTATCAAGCGAACGCGCCAACTGATCGCGCAACTGACCAGATCGCTCGCGCTTGCCAATGAACAGCTCAAAGCGTCGCTCTGGCTCAGAGACTATTCGCAGCGAAAGCACAACGAATGAACACGATTCGGGCAGACATGGCGGACAACCCGCTGGCAGTGGCAGCGCGCGAAGTCAACAACTACGCCGAGACGCATGGCCTAAAGGAAACGTGCGAGCGTTTCGGTCAAAAGCTCGAAGACGTTCACTACATCGCAGAACAGCGTGCGCTCAGGTGCGTCGTCGCTGCTTCGCGCGGCCTTAACATCAGCGGTGTTTCGCGCCCCGTCATGGTCAAAATGACGGATGACGAGCACAAGCTTTTCTTGACGCTTACCATGGCCTACGTGGACGGACTCATGATTGGCTGGCGGGCAAATCAAATCGCTGCAGATCGCAAGTGAACCCGATCACCTTCAACGATGGTATCGAGCGAGCGCTCGCGACGTATCCATATCCGCCGATCATCGCGCAGAGCGTCTTCGGTAACTGGCAGAAAGCTCCGCTCTTCGACTATGTCACGACCTACGAGCATGAACGCGAGCTGACCAAGACGCCACAGATCGAGGCGCTCGAAGCGGTGCCGATGCCGTTCAACACGTTTCGCATCGCAGTCGCTGAGACTGCTGTGCCGTGGAAAGACGGCGAGAATGAGATTGGTCATGGCACCTACCGCACAAACATGGTCGTCACGAAAGCTCACGACGAACTCTTTATCATCGTCGAGATCAAAGAACTCTGGGACCACAAGACAGCTCCTGCTCCGCACATGCCGCTGCCTCTCTACATGCTGCTCGGCAATTTGCGGCACGACCCTCAAGGCACTGCAGATGGTGCTTACTTTTACAACATGAGTCTTTGTGTGAAGGGCGAATGGTTGCCAGTCAACGAAACGCTTGGCCAAGGCATCTCGCAGCTCGTCACCGGAGCAATCGGCTCAGTGGCTGCGTTCCTGATCGACGCGAGCATGCCGTCAACGCACGTTGTCGAAGTGCGCCCGAACAAGCAAGGCAAGAGCATCGAGTGGACGCGCTCGCGCACTCACTTCACGCTGATCACTCACGGGCATCCGGCGAACAAGAAAGAGGTCGCTGAAGGCACTCGCGTTGTCGTCGATCGCGACGAAGAACTGAAGCGCATGTCTCATGATCGGCGCGGTCACTGGCGCACCTATCGCCATGAGCGCTACACCTACGCACGCGGTTCGACTCGCTGGGTTAAACAGACGTGGTGCGGCCCGAAAGAATGGCAAGACGAAGGTGGTCGTCAAATCTACAGAATCTTGGATCCAGTCACATGAGCGAGCGCATCCGCAACCTGAGCGAACTGACACCGGTCGAAGAACGCGCTGGCATCTTGTTCAAGCGTGACGACCTGCTGCAACCGTTCGACGATGTCCCGGTCAACGGCACGAAGCTGCGCCAGTGCAATTTTCTATTCGAGGACAAGCTCGAACGCATCAGCATCGATCACAACGGCTTCGTCGCAACAGCGACAAGCGTGCATTCGCCGCAGGGCGCAATCGTCGCTCGCGTGGCACGCGAGTTCGGTCTGCACTGCATCATTGCCATTGGGGGCAACGAGCGCTCGCGACAGCACAGCACTGTGCGCTGGTGCGAACGCGCTGGCGCTGAGGTGCGCATCGTCTCAAAGCTCGGCTACACGTCAGCGCTCAATTCGCAAATCAACAAGATGCCAGAGCATCCGTTTCTCGTCAATTTCGGTATGAACGCCGTGGGCGCACCGCGTGCGATCGTTCAATCGACCGCCAAGCAGGTTGAGAACGTGCCGAGAGACATCGACAACATCGTTTTCGCCGTTGGCAGCGGCATCGTCATGAGCGGCGCGCTGCTCGGTCTGCAGTTGTTCGGCATCAAACCGAAACGCATCATCGGCATCCAGATCGCAGGTGTCGACCGCGACCGACGGATCGGAGAACTCTCGAACCGTTGGGCGTGGGAATATGAGCTTCACCTCGACAAGTCGCACCCTTATTCTCGCGAGCTGCACGTCGAGGTCGACGGTCTCGAACTCGACCCAATCTACGAAGCAAAGGCTTTTGCCTACATGAAAGACAAACTCAAGCTCAGCGGCAAGACGCTCTTCTGGGTCGTCGGAAACTCTGCACCTCTACGAAAATGAAAATCGTTCTCGTCATCTATTGCTCGGTTGTGCCAACGCTCTGCCTGTTTCTCGGTCACGCGCTGAACAGCTGGCAGCGTCGCCGCATGATCGACAAAAAATAATTCAAAAAAACGCTTGCACACTTTTCTACTTGTGCGAAATTGAAGACTATGACAAATGAAACCAAATCGACTTGGTTCGACATTGATCGAACAGGTCTCTCAAAAATACTCAAACGCAAGGGCATTGAATTTGCCGTGTTTGAGCTGATACAGAATGCTTGGGACGAGGCAGGAGTCTCTCGCGTTGAAGCAACCCTGAAACCTGCTGACGAGCGCGGTTGTGCTTGGCTGACTGTTCAAGACGATGCGCCTGAAGGATTCAAAGACCTTCG